AAGCCCACAACCCACGGATGGGGCCAGTGCCTACCGTGTTGAGAAAGTTGAGGCCGGGGGCACGGTTTAAGAACGCCGCTTCTTTGCCAGCTTCCGGCACGATCTCGGGAAACAAGTTCACCATCCTGGCGTCCGCAGCGTTGACGCTGCGGGCCACATAGCTGGAGCCAAGGATTGGGGTCTTCATGCTATACTCCTATTCATGTTAAATGGAGTATAAATATGGAAACGTGGAGGCCAGTTTTGGATTTTGAAAACTTGTACGAGGTGAGTGATCTTGGAAACGTGCGCCGTATTGCTAGAAGCAAAACGCTTGACGCCGCCAAAATCCCTGAAGCCAAGCAAATGTTTGAACACGGTGCCACCCTTAAACAAGTTGCTGAGTTTTTGGGCACCAGCATACCCACGGCCCATTCTATCAAGCTGGGTAAGACTTGGGCAGGCGACGCAACTTACAGACTTGTCAAGCCTCAATTGTTGAAACATTATTTTGTTGCAAGTCTTTGCAAAGATGCCAAGTACACGCGGCGCGGTGTGCACCGAATGGTGTGGGAAGCATTTAACGGGCGTATTGAGGGCCGATTGGAAATAAACCACAAAGACCTTGACCGCGCCAACAATCGACTGGACAACTTGGAAGTTGTTACACATCGACAAAATCTCCAGCACGCGATTGACGCCTACAAAGCCAAAGGGCTTTTTCGGGCGGTCAAAGGCGTGAAAGGATTTATTGCTGGGAAACATAGTGAATATGACAATAGTTGAATACTATATTTGTTAATAATTGCCACTGTACACGTTAAACCGCTGACGGGTCGCCACCAGCGAGTAAGGCATGGACATGATGTCGTCAGGGTTGTTGATGCGCTTCAAGTTGCGCTTGCTTGTCATGGCGATGCGCTGCACTTGTGGGCTTGGCTCAACACCAAACTCAGGCGCGATCTCCATCGCCAAGTTGTACGTGAACGCACGCAAATAACCTGGCGGGAACAGGATGTTAGTCGCCAAGTTGGCAGGTTGCGTCAGTTCCTCAACCGAAATGAAATGCCACGTTAACGCCTGAGTAGGCCGTGGGTAGATAAACATTTCAATGTCGGGATAAGTCATGTTGATAAACATGACCTGCGGAAATGTCGAGGTTACCGTCTTAACGGCAATACCATCGTACTGAGCCTGGTTGATAAACTTGATGCCATATGACACGCCGTTGTTGGCGATGTAATAGGTCGAATCGTCCAGCAAAACGGGGCGGTTGCCCACAAAGTTGCCCGTTGGGCCAAGAGTGCGGCTAATCTCGCCAACAGGCCACGTAAAAACTTGATCTTGCGTTGCAAACACAGACAATCGTTCAGTGTTCCAACTGTCGATCATCTGGTTGAGCGCCATCAGCGCGTCTTGCGACATGGCGGCAGACGGCGTTTCACCTTCGGCAAGAATACCGAGCAGCCGAAGCGCCCGGTTAATTTGATCGCCAGCGGTGTACGTTGCCATGTTTAGACTCCTTCGGTTTCAGCTTTGCGCGTGTATTTGCGCTTCACAACGAGTGTGTTGGCCGCTTCTTCGGGAGCCGAAGGCGTGTCTGGATTGTAGCGCACCCAGCCGTTTTGTTCATCTGCTTCGGCCTCAAGGTCCATTGTTGCGACTTTGGCACCGTGAACAGGGTGTGTGAGATAAATGACCATGTTTAAAAATGGGGGTGATTAGCCCCCATTTTGGTTTTACAGTACGTGGAGCACAGCAAAGTTGATTACAAAAGCCTCAGACAGCGAACCGCCCGAGAGGTTGCGAATTGTGATTACGCAACTTCCAGTGGTTTTGCTAGAAATCCAGCAGTTGTAAGCACCAGCAGTAGCACCAGACGAAACGCTCAAAATAATAACGTCTTTTGCGCTGATGGTGCTGTTGGTCAACGTGAACGACACGTTTGTGATGTTAGCCAGAGCCTCGTTGTTCAGCGTAATCTGACCGGCAGACTTGTTCAAGGTCACGCCAGTCGATTTGCTTGTCAATTGAGTCACTGTGCCGCTTGCTTCTGCGGTGTAGCCCAACTCGCCGCCAGACATCACAAAGTTAGACCCGATGATGTCTTGGTCTTCAAAAGCAACGCCAATTGGTTTGGTGTTAGATGACATGATGTTTCCTTTAAAAATGGGGACCGAAGCCCCCATTTAGGTTTAGCCAACGCGGTAGATTGAGTACGCTGCGTCACCAGTTTTGCGGAAACGGAACGTGCCAGATGTGTTGCTGGTTTTAGTCAGCGAATCTTGGATCGTGTCGTTACCAACAAGGGTGTTGCCCGCACCAGCAGTAAAAACTACGTCATTTGCTGCATTGTCACCAATGTTGATGAAAGAGCAGTCAAAGGTCGAGCCAACTTTAAGGCTAGGGAATGCAGCGTCAATCAATGCGCCTGTGGGGAACACATAGGCTCCGGCGTCTGTGCCGCCGGAGTCCATAGTGCACACACCGGTAGCCAAATTGGCTGCGGTGATAGTGACAGCCGCGCCAGTCAAAGCAACGGGAGTGCTGGTGTTGGAAAAACTGATTTCGCCAAGATTGCCGTCACCAACTTGGTAACCGCCTGCGCCGTTAGGGAGAGCCATGATAATTTCCTTTAAAAAGATGAAACGAAGAAAGGGGCCGAAGCCCCATTCAATTTAGCCCCACAGGCGGCAAGCCATTTGAGGACGGATGGTGCTGAAGCCGTACAAAACGTCAATACGGCAAGGCAGACGGTCGTTGTTGATGTCGTACTGACGCACGATACGCAAGCTGATACCGTTGTGGACTGCGCGGGCAGCCATGTCAACACCTTGTGGCAACAGCAAGTCAGCAGTTGCGAAAGTGATGGCATCCTTGTGGTACACCAAGTTCTGAGCGTACTGAGTAGACGCAGTGCCCACGAACACAACAGCCTTGCTGGTAGCAGGCAGCACGTCCACGGTAGCCAAAGCGTTGCCAGCCGAGTAGATCGGGGCCACGGTGATGCTGCCAGCGCCGGAGGCGTTCAAAGTCACGTCAGCCAAAGCCACGAACTGGAACAACGAACCAGTGGATTCACGGGTCTGTGGGTTCACAGCGAAGCAGTCGGCCACGGTGAACACGTCACCAGCTTTGACCACGCCAGCGTTACCAGCGCCGGTGATGGCGATGGTGGTTGCGCCTTCGGCAGTCACAGCAGCAGAAGTTGTGCCGCCAGTAGCTGTGCGCGAGCCAGTAGTGTGCTGCTTGATCGACTGAGACATGTTGATTTCTTCAAAGCCCAACACGCCAGTACCCATCATGCCGTTCTTGAACTGCTTGCTGATAGTGTCGGTGGGGTTGAACAGACCTTTCATGCCTTCAACCAAACCAGCGTTGGCGGCTGGGTTGACGGTGGCGTAACGTGGGGTCATCACGGCAGCGTTCTCGTTCAACTTCTGCTGGGCTTGCAACAAGACCAAAGAAGTGGCGGGAGTGGTGCCAGGTGTGCCAACGGTGTTGCCGATGGTGCGGTAGCAGTTAGCGACATCAGCGTCAATGCTGGAGGCCAACTGGCTGATACGTGGCTTCAAGACACGCTCTGCGAAGTCGTCCAACTGCATGGTCAATTCAGCGGATGTGAAGTTGACACCGATGTGCTTTTGGTTGGCCACGGTCAAGGTGGTGAACTGCTCGTTGTCGTCCTGAACTTGCAGGGCGGCACCGTCAGTGACCAGAGCGCGGTCGGGCAAGCGGATACGCAGAGTCGAGCCGATCTTTGCACCTTCAACAGCGAAGCTGTCGTCGTACTGGCGGTTCACGTTGCGGGTCAACACGAGGTTGTTTTCCAAGATCTCCAGCGATTTGCGGGTGATCATGTCAATGGTCAGAATACTGTTTGCCATGATAGGTTCCTTTAAGAAGTCAAAAAATTAGCGGTTTTGTGCCTGCAATTTTTTCAACTGTCTTGCGCGTTCCGCTTCAATCCACTGCGAAGTCGTCATGCTCTTAATAGAGCGTGGGTCCGTAGTGTCATGTGACGGCGATCCAGAGGACCGTGCAGTGACAGGTGAAATCGGCGCAGGCGCAGATGTGGTTCGTCTTACGGGAGGTTCAGCGGCCAGCTTGGCTTCGATCTTCCCGATTTCCTTCGCCTGACCGAGTGGCGTCATGCGTGAGATACGTTCCGCGTCTTTGGGGTTGGAGCCGAGGTAGTAAGCCAACTCGGGGCCAATGTCCGAAGACTGGATCGTTTCGGCCATCACGTTCGTGATCGGCAGCTTGGGGTTGTAGGCGACTTGTTCAAAGTCGTCATACTTTTCCCGAGCTGATTCTTCACGCTCTTGATAGCTCTCAAGAACTTGCGACTGCTGCTTGGCGGCTTCACGCTTGGCGATCAGTTCTTCGGCTTTCTGGTAGGCCAGTGCTTCCGCATAGGCTTCAGGGCTTTCAAACTGGTCAACGGATGCCGTTGGTGCAGCTTTTACGATCTGCGTTTCCGCAGCCCGTTGTTGCTGTTCTCTTTCCCACTTACGTTGCTCTCTTGCGAGGCGCTTGCCGATCATCGCATCAATTTCAGCCTGGGAGTATTTCTTCTCGTCAGGTGTATCAACTTGAGTCTCAGCGACTTCCGGCGTACTTTCAGCACTTTCAGATGTGGCCGTCACTTCTGGTGCAGGCGCGGAGTCAACTTCCGCTAAGGCTTGGACTTCTTCAGTCATTTTATGTTCCGTTGGAACCCCGGTCTACTGGGCCGGTACAGTTCTTAGATTATGCGCTAAGAAGGCGCGTGTCAATTATTTTGTTAATACAACGCAAAAGTTGTCCCGCCGCTATCTTTAAAGGATAGTTTGCCGGTGGCCACATCCACAAAAAGTGAGCTGTTTGCAACAGAAGCAGTC